AGATTATAGTATGAAAGATAGTGTAATTATGATTATGTTTGGAAATGATGAAGAAAAATTAAATGCTGTACAAGTTTTAGAAAGAAATTTAATAGCAGAAAAGATTTTAAAAGCAGAAAAGGAGATTTTATTAGAAGAAGCGGATTATCAGAAATTGAAAGAGATTTTTGATAAGTTTACTGGATTTGGTAGAAATGAGGTTGAAATGGTTAAGCGTGTTTTAGAAGCAGAAGAAGTTAAGGTCAAAGAAGAGAAGAAATAGCTAGAGTGATAGGGTATATGTCATCTTTTGCATATAAACGCTTAATTTAACGCTTAGAATTGCATATACGTAGTGTTAGAATAGACTTGTTAATTAAAATAATAAGGTTATGGAAAATAAAGACTTTTTTAAAAACTTAATTAAAAGTGAAATTGAATGTTTGCATGAGCAGATTGAAGCGTTAGAGAAGCGTAAGGATTATTTAGAAGAGATTATTCAAGCTAGTTATTATCCTGGAGATGACGATACAAAAAGCAGTAAATAGGGCAGACAAGACTAGACAACAAATTAATTATTATAAGACTGCTAATAGATTAAGACCTATGCCTAATTTACATTCTACTTGGTGCCCACGTTGTAGGGGCTATTTAGGGGATTATGTTAAGGGGGTAAAAGTAAGATGCGGTAAATGTAGGAAAGAAATAGAAGTTAAAAAACCTATAACTTATGAACATTATCATAATGGCAGCGGGAAAGGCGGAGAGGTGGAATAATCATTTAGATATTCCTAAGCAATTAGCGCCAGTAGGAGGAGAACCAGTTATCCACAGGCTATTTAGATTACTTAAAGAGAGAAAGAAGAAGTTCGTAGTAACGGTGCCAGAGATAGGATATTTAGGTGAAGTGCCGTGTAAGGAGTATGTTGGTAGTTCCTATCCTGAAATAGATAAGTTTTTAAACGGGAGTAAGTTATTTAAAGAGCATGTCCTATTTCTTTACGGGGATGTGTACTGGTCAGCGCAAGCTCTAGATACGGTGTTAGAGGATAAGAGTGAGAATATGTTTTTCGGAAGATCAGAGAAGAGTGAGGTTTTTCACTATGATGCTGGCAAAGAAATATTCGCAGTTAAGTTTACAAGAGGAGTATTTGATAAGTTAAATGAGTTTAAAGCCAGATATTTAGATAAAGAGTTTGAAGAGAGCGGCACATGGATTTTATACGAGTGGCTAGGGAGAAAAGAGTTTACAGAGATAAACGATCTTACGGAAGATTTTGATTCTCCACAAAACTACGGAGCATTTTTACAAAGTTATAATAGAATTAAAGATTTATTAAAATGAGAGAAGAATCTCAATCAAAAGAAGAAGCTACAGATTATGAATTTACAGGAGATTATGATTATATAATTGAAGGGCAAGATTTATAAAAAATGGCAAAATATAATGAAGAAACTGTTAAGAAATTAGAGGAAGCATTTGCCATAGATGCAAGTATTCCTGAGGCTTGTTATTACGCTAATATTAGCACAGTTACGTATTATGATTGGATAAAGAAGAATGAGGATTTAAAAGAGAAACTTAATCGATTAAGGCAAAGACCAGTTTTAAAGGCAAGACAAGCTGTAAATAAGAAATTAGATATAGGAGATATTGATACTGCAAAATGGTATTTAACTAGAAAAGCTAAAAAAGAATTTAGTGAAAGACAAGAACTTACTGGAGGGGATGGAGAAGATTTGAAAATAGTATTGCAGAACTATAATGGAAAAGAATAAAAAAAACAGAGGATACTCTGAAGAAGTTCAAAAAAGAGTAGATAAGATTGAAAAAAGAAAAGATTTTTGTAATTGGTATGGAGGTTATCCAGTTTTTAGAACAAGGGATAGTAAATGTTATGGTAGTTACTTAAGTTTTGATCCATTATTTAAAAAGTTTATTGGAGACGAACCAAAAGAATTTTATATGGGTTAGTATGGAGATAAAGATTCCTCATAACTATGAACCTAGAGAATATCAGTTAGATGTATTAAAAAGTAAAGCAAGATTCAAGGTTATAGTTTTTCATAGAAGAAGTGGTAAAACACTTACAGCTTTAAATGAGCAGATACGTAAGGCTATGGGCAAGAAAGGAGTATATGCTTATATCCTGCCTACTTTCAAACAAGCTAAACGTGTTATTTGGCAAGATCCTGCTATGCTTGATGCTCATATTCCTCCTGAGATTATTAAAAGAAAGAATGATAGTGAGTTGTTTATAGAGTTTGTAAATGGTAGTATGTGGTATCTCTTAGGTGCAGATGATCCTGATAAAGTAGTTCGTGGTATGAATATGTGTGATGTAGTACTTGATGAGTATGCTGAAATGAAAACAGATGTATGGCCAACACTTAGGCCTATGTTAGATGAGAATAAAGGAACAGCAACTTTTATATTCACACCTAAAGGAAGAAATCATGCTTGGAAGATGTTTGAGTATGCTAAACAGAATAAGGGAGAATGGCAAGCTTGGTTACAGACTTCAAAAACTACAAATGTATTTACAGATGAAGAGCTAGAGAATATCAAGAAAGATCCTCAGATGACGGAAGCGTTCTTTAATCAGGAGTATATGTGTGATTTCGTAGAAGGTGCAGGACAGTTCTTCAAAAGAATAGATGTAAATATAGGAGATCATGAAGATATATATCCTTCAGAAGGTAGACTATTTCAAACAGGAGTAGATTTAGGTAAGTATCAGGACTGGACAGTTATTACAGCAGTAGATAAACATACTTGGGAGGTAAGTAATCCTGAACGTTTTAATCAAATAGATTGGAATTTACAAAAATCTAAGATAGAATCAACAGTATTTAGATTTAATAATGCTAGATGCGTTGTAGATGCTACAGGACTTGGAGACCCTGTAGTAGATGACTTAGCTCAGAGAGGGGTTTCAATAGAAGCATTTACTTTTACAGAAAAGACACGTACAGAACTCTTAAATAATCTACGTGTACTTTTAGAACAGGATTTAGTTAAACTTCCAAGACATGCTACGCAACTGCATGATGAATTACGTAGTTTTCAATACGAACTTAATCCTGAAACTCGTAAAACAAAGATTACAGTTCCAGAAGGATTGCATGATGATTGTGTAATGAGCTTGGCACTTGCTGTATGGGGATTAAATTCTAAGATTCCTGAACCTGATGAGAGAAAGCCTTCGGATAATGTTATAACTCCAATAATTGAGAAATATTAAATATAAAATAAAATGCCTGAATATACTCCAAGTGATATAGAAAGAGAAGCTATATTGCAAGTACATGAAGAAGTAGCTAATTGGCAAGATGCTACTTGTTTTGTGACTGAAGATGTTTCTTTTCAAATGCGGGAAGTCATTAAAAAAGCTCGCAAAAACTATTATTCAATATTTGAAGAACAAAAGGACTCTACTACTGGTAGGGAAAAGGTTTTTGTGCCTTTAACAGAGTGGACAGTAGAGAGTGTAATTAAGAATACTGATCTTGATACAAAAGATATTAATGTACGTGCTAAAGCGCCTAAGTTTATAGGATCAGCTAATCTTATACGTCATTTCCTACGTGATAGATTAACAGGACTTAACTTTGGTGAAATATTAGATGATATTATTCGAAACATGTGTATTGACGGAACATGTGTAGCAAAGATATGGGAGGATAAGAAAGCTAAAAAATATCATACAAAGATTAAAAGTGTAGATTTGCTTAATTTCTACATTGATCCAGTATCAGAAAGTATCCAAGAATCATCAGCTGTTATTGAACGTTGTTTATTAACCATAGATGAGCTGGATAGTTACGAAGGACAGTGGATGAATATAGAATTTGTGAATAGGAGAGATACTACAGTTGAACCATACACAGATGTAGCTAGAGGATATGATGCTGGAATACCTATGGTAGAGTTGTTTGAAAGATGGGGCAAGATTTCTAAGCGTTGGATTACTGGTAAAGAAGCAGATAGAGATAAATGGATAGATGGTGTTATCATAATCTCTGGTCTTTTATCAGATGCTCCTGTAGTGCATAAGATTATAGAGAATCCTGATCCTGATGGGAAAAAACCTTATGAAGAATGTTGGCTTAAGAAAGCT